TGGAACTTCGAGGCAATGAATGCTTCGAGCTCGGCAACGACCTTGGCCTCGAGAGAACCAAGAGCCTGCTCCACCACCGGCAACAGGACCGGGACGAGTGCCGCAGCCAACTTGTCCGCAACCACTGCCAGGTCTTCTTCCCACCAATTTGCCATGATCTTTCCTTTCGTATTACTTCTGCTTGGGCGGCTCGAGAGCCGCCACACGAGCCTCAAGGGCACTGACATGGACCTTGAGGTGGGTTACCTTGCCCCACAGCCATCCACCGGCCGAACTTGCTGCGCCGAGCACCACGGCCGCAGCCACAATCGGGACCGTAATCACTTTTTCTTCGTCTCCAAGGCATCGACACGACGCTGCAATTTGAAGACTTTGTGGAACAGCCAGCCACCGAATGCGCTCACTGCCCCACCCGCCAGCCAGGTGACGACAACAACAGGAGTGATCATCTTGCCTCCTAAGAGAACCTTCCACCTATTGAGGTGCACAGGGGAGGCAAGACACAGGTCAACTCAACGCCGCCACACCCACACCTTGTTGCCCTCGTTGGAAATCTTCCTGTATCCAAGCGTTTGCATGATCTGTGCCTCGCTCATGGAATCGATGCCGGGAAGATTCCGATACTGGGCCTTGAGCTTGTAGGCCATACACTGGTACCGGCGCCTGACGTCCCGCCCATCCCACCAGACATAGCCAGGAGCCGATTCGTTGACGAAGGTGAACCCCAGCATCGGGTACATGTCGCCGGTGGCCTTGGCGTTGTCCGAGTAACTGACGATGCTGACGGGGTTGTGGTGCTTGATGAAGTGCTTAAAGATCTTGGATGCGCCACCGCGCACCAGGCAGTTCTTCTTGACACAAAACCTGATGAGTTCCCACTCGACCGGGTCGCTTTTCTTCTGCTCTCGGGGAGCACCGAAGGTCATCAGCGCCAATAGCGCACCATCATGATATAAGCCGTATTTGATCGCAGCGTTGGCATAGCCCTGAAGGTGATTCTCGTTAAGGAAGGCCCGCGCCTCCGGCGAGGGCACCGAAGAGATCGTGCATTGGCGGGCGCCGATACGGATGGCTTTCGACCTGTCGGCCCGGGCCTCGATGATCGACCGAATCCGTGGGTCGTTCCATTCCCACTGATAGACGGTGAAGGGGAGTCCCCGGGGAACTGCGTTGCGGTATTGCTTACTGTAGTGGGCCCTGCACAATCCTTTGGCGCAGACCTTCTTGTCACATTCGTCAGCTGAACAGACGGTGTCAGTGATTGTTCTAGCCTTATTGGCGGCAACGACTTTGGCCTTGGTCTCATCACTCATTCCCTCATGACGTTTACAGGTGCAGCCCCGCTCACATCTCATCGCCGCACAACCCCTCGTCAATGTTGGGCTCGCCATTGTCCAGTTCGTTGTTGTCGCCTCGCTTCAAGAGATTGCAAAAGAAATGGGCCAGGTGGACATTGGACTCGACATGATCTCCCCCACAACTCATGGGAATGATGTGGTCGAGAGTGGCACATAGAAGGTCGGGCCACGCGACGGTTTTGTCCACTGGCTCGCCGCAGAGGCCACAGATCCATTTGTCGCGCTCAAAAATGGCTGTCTTGTTGATGGGTGTGTACTTCACCCCAAAGCGTTTGGCGCGGGCACGGTGCCCGCTACCGTGGATTTTAGACCACTCGTTTCTGTAAGTGGTCCACCTGTCCTTGTTCTCTTCTGTCCACCTAAGGTAGTTTTCCCTGTATCGTGCCTTGTTGGCGGCATAGTGGTCACGGCTGCGTTGGTTGAGTTTTTCTTTGTTGGCCTCGTAGTAGGCGGCGACCTTCTCCGGGTTGTTGGTCCGCCATTCGCGCTGAGCCTGGTTAACCCTGCTCCTGTTGGCCTTCTTGTATTCAGAGTTGGCCTTATTAGCGCAACTCCTGCACCAGTGGGCATAGCCGTCTGGCCTACTGCTGTTTTTGTTGAAGTCCTCGACAGGCTTTGTCTGGTCACACTTGGAGCACCACTTGGTCATACGATCCATCATACCATACAAAACGGAAAATCTCATGGTTAGTCAGTGACTCCATGCGGAAAATCCCAAGGTTGAAACAAGGTCTTTTCAGTAAGCTACGATGGTAGCTCGGAGGCTTGGATAAGACCTATTTATGCAGGTAGAAGCTATACGGGGGTCGTGTAGGTGTATTGCACGGTCAACGTCTTGGGAAGTGTCATTGTTCCGATGTTGATGTTTTCACCCTCATCTATATCGGTAATAACTACGTTATGGTAAACCCTGGATCGCATAATCCCGGTCGGGCTCTTGATCACCTTCTGCATGGTGACTGCACCCAGATTGATCTGGGCCTGTAATACCGTCAGCAAGTTGTATGTGCCCTGCAGTCCCGGCAGCATTGCCCAGACCGGCTCATTCCAGAGCTCATAGAATGTGCATCTAAGTGTGCCTACACCCACGGCCATTGCTGTGACAATCTCCAATGGCACCGACTCGTCCATTGGCTGCACCGCCTGGGCGGTGGCCACGGGGGCGGGCGGGGTGTCCTGGATAACCTGCAAATAGGCAAGTCTTTGCCCATTCCACATCATGGTGGTTCACCCTAGGTGAAGCCTGAACCGCCTACGCGGGTCACGCTTGCTACCATGGCATCACCCCCTTCTGATCGGGGAGAGACCAGCTACTCCCGCCACTAAAATTCAGTAAATCTTTTGCCATAACGGCAGAGGCCAGATGTGTCTGCTGAAACTCGGTGAATTTCCGCAAAGACACGTCAGTCCACTGACCCTTGACTTCAATCCACCGATCAAGTTTAGGCATATAGAAATCGGGGGTGTAGGTTGACCAACCGAGATCAAACCGCTCGGGTTCGTACTGCCAATCCACACCCAGAGAATCCAAGTGGTGCGCGAAGAGCGTTTCCGACCTGCTGCGCATGTTGATGGTGCCCTTCGGGCCGACGTAGGTGTGCCACTTATTCTGGTAGGAACCAGTCGGATCTACACGGCCCTCTCGGTAGGCTCGGACCATCCCTTGGCTGATCTTTTCCCGATACTCGGGGGTACGCTCAAAAACAGCAGGCTCAATTTCTCCAGCCGCATACCGGCGCTTCAGAGTTGTGCTGGTCTTATCGCGACGTTCCTGGCTGACAACCTGTCCCCGACGACTATCTGCCGATCGCTGGCGTCGCAGTATCTCATTGGCCTCGCGCTGCTCTGGCGTCAATACGATCTGCGGTTTCCTTTGAAAGTCACGAGCACAGGTCGCATCACAGAACCTTTGGCCCCGATGTTCAAAGTCCACGACGAATGGTTCGTCACACCACTCACATTTCTTAACTCTGCAAAAGTCCTGGCTTTTCGCCGACTTAGCCTTTTGGCAGCGGATTTCATTCTGGTGAGCCTTACGGCAATCCTCACCGCAGAACTTCTTGGACCACCAGCACGGTAAAGAGGTGTCAACAACAAAGGCGCCATCACACCGAGCGCACGTACGCTCAATGTTTGCTAAATCTGTCATCTTTCACCTCCTAGTGCTGGTAGAGCATTTAGTTAGTCACTCAAGAGAGTGTTCGAGGGCCCTCCGAAATCATTTATTGACGACTGCGAAGGTGCCGTGATCTGGATGCCCGACGTCGACTGGTTCGACGTGAAGTCAGACGTATTCGGCGACGCACCCTGCGTGGTGATATTGCCGGTGATCAGGCTGATACCAAAGGTCAACACAATGTAGTTCAGTGGGAATGCAGGCTGCCAACTGAACCGGACTTCCAAAACATCCGGATTGGTCAACAGTTGTCGCACCGACAGGCCGGTATAGTTTTCGATCAGGCTGTTGACGATCAGCGATTGCAGACCTGCTTCGACCGAAGCCTTGACGTTGATCAAGGTGTAGTCGAAGATCGGCTGGCCGATCAGGTTAGCGTTGTTCAAATACGCACGAAGCGTATAAACCATGGCGTCCTGCTGGCCGATGATCGACCATTCCCGGTGGATCAGGTCGCCGTTGTTGGTGGTGACACCGTGACGCACCCAGATCCGCTGACCGTTCGGCGGGGCCATCTCGACAACCATGAGGCCGTTCTGGCTCTCATAGCTCTTCTGACCGTCCAACATGATCTCGGCGACATTCTGGAAGCCGGTGACGATCTTGTGGGTCAGGGGCTGATTCAGGGACATGTTCATGACCATCCCGGCCAGCGCGGCGGCCATGAACTGGCCGCCCAGGGTGATCGAGTTGCTCAGCTCCGGGCTGTAGTAGGTGAAGGTTGCCGGAGAGACCAGGGCGATACGTTCGTCGAACAATTCCTCGGCGTTGATGATGCGCTGAGAGCTGGGGACCGGGGTGACGGTGCCGTCCATGCCGATGATCGACCGGCGTTCGAAACGATTGGCACTCTGCTGGTCGACGTGCTCCTGCACCAGCTGCTGCAAGGGCTGCATCGAACCGTTGGCGGGCACCACGATCGCGACCAGTGCCTGGTCGTAGAACTGGTTCAGTGCGTTGTAGTAGTCGCCGACCGTGGGGGCGCTCGGGTTGGCCGGGTTTACGGCCACCGTCATGATCTGATACGCACCGTTGAGGAACGCCAGCTTGCATGCCAGGGTCAGCTCGGACTGGATCGCGCCGGTCGTCGTGTTGAACGGGGCGCCATAGGCCTTCACCACGTCGCTGTAGTCGTAGAACACGTACGGCTGGAAGTAGGTGGGGTCGGTGTACTGGTACTGGATCTGCACGGTGGCGCCGGGGTTGATGTGGCCCGAAATAACGCGAGAGACCGTGTAGAGGGCGTTGGAGGTGCCGTTGGTGCCACCGACGTTGACCACCGTGTAGTCGGTGTTGAGGGTGTAGATCTGGCCGCTGTTCGGGTTGGTCACCACGACTGTGGCGGTGTGGATACCCTTCTGGGCCAGAGTCTGGTTGATCGCGGGGGTGGTGTCGTTGGTGTCCGGGTTGATCAGGATCGACTGGATGAAGTTGCGGTACCCGATCGTCAGGCCGAAGATGGCGACAGCGGTGGGGATAGCAGAGTTGACGGACAGTTGGGGACCGTCGACCGGATTAGTGTAGACTCCTGGTGGGAGGTATCTTGAGAAGTCAATAATCTGAGTAGGCGTACTCACTTTACCCCCCCAAAGCGGGTCTGGTCTGACGTGTCCATCGACCTGTTCTCCTCCGACGTACGGGGTAGTGCCCTCACCTCTTATGGATGGTGGCTCAGCGATTTCACATCACCAGAGATGCGGCAAGTAGTGTGTATAGGTACACTGAGAGAAGTGAGAGACATCCCTGGATTCCCCAGCTACCAAGCAACCGAAAGCGGAGAGATTGTGTCCTCCAAGTACGGGGACCTTCGTACCTTAAGACCCCACGATGATGGACATTACCTTCGAGTGTCACTCCGTAGAGACGGGAAGACCATTACCCGGACCGTCCACTCTTTGATCGCTCTTGCCTATCATGGTGCACCGCAGGCGGGGAAGGAGGTACGTCACTGGGACGGGGACCGCCTCAACAACAAACCAGAAAATCTTTCCTACTCCCCGCACTCTGAGAACCAGCTTGATCAGCTTCGACACGGTACCCACTTTGAAGCTATGCGTACTCACTGTGACAACGGTCACGAATTTGTTGAGAACAACATCATGTGGCAAAAGAACAGAAAAAGCGGTAGACCTTACCGTAGGTGCAAGGAGTGCCACCGAATTGCTATCGCAAAGTGGCGAGCCGCGAGAAAATCCAAACAAGCTATAACACCGGAAAGTCAATGTTAGTCGTGTTGGCTGTGTTGACCCCGCCAGACGGGTGCCTTAGGCCTCCAGCCAAAGGACCGGTTGGTACCGCATCAAGCCATAAAGAAGGATCGTAGGGTTGCTGTGTTTCCCCCACACTAAAGTTAGGATCGATGCGAGCAAGACTGTATAATCCATCGTGGGTAAACTGCAGGTTGAACTGGCCCACCAGGTCGAAGCTGTAGGAGTCCTCATAGGTGAGGATGTCGTCTTTCCACGGGGTACCGGCGGACACTTGTTGTCCGCCCGGGATGATCGTGTCGAGCTGTAGCGTCATCCCGATGTAGGGGTTTTCGTCTAATGCGGTGATCAGGCTGCGGTACTGTTTGGTGTCGGCCTGGGGCATGGTGGCCAACAGTTGCGGTGTCCGGGCGAATGCGAGGCTGGCGATCAGGGAATCGGCCAGACGGTCACGGTCAATGCTCTTCAGGGCGCAGATGGTCAGGGTGATGCGGCCCGTAAAGTTCCATTCCTGGATGAAGGACCACTGGTGGGTGTCGGGGTCCTGTACGGTGATCTCATGGGCGATACCGGCCCGGTTGAGTTTAGTTACAGAGAACTGGACCCAGATGCCGGGGTACTGGACCTCTTTCATCGGATACTCCAAGTCGACGTAGACAGCTTGGCTGTCGACGAACATGGAGGTTCCCTGCAGGGCATCACGCATGGCCAGGACGGTGGCGCTCTTGACGGATTGGATCAGGCCGCCGTCGCTGCGGGGCAGCGGCGGAACGACGATCGTGCCGGGGGGCGGGAGACTGTAATCCGCCATAAACACTGACGGCGCGTAGGGCCCGTCATCAGGGTTGGACACAGAACCCCCTCTCACCTATTCAGGTGTGAGGAGAAAGCAATTACAACTTGAAGCTGTTCAAGTCGCTGTAGTCCACCCCAGAGTCGTGCGGCCCGGTGTCGGATCCGATCGGGAACTTCTGCTGGTAGGCCGCCTCGGCGGCCTCCATGGCGTGCTCACGGGAAGGCCAGTGGTGTGTCGGGCCGTCGCTGGGCGGGTGTACGTAGCTGTTGCTGGTGGGCTGATTGACGTAGGCGGCATACCCTGCAGGTTTGTCGTTGACCCGGACCGGACTGTTGGGCATCCCCAAGACCTCCAGCTGGTGACCGTTTTCCAGCGGGGCTTTCCAGTGGTCGATGTAATGCTCATCTTCTGGCGGTACGGGGCGTTCATCACCGTTGTAGTAATGCTGTTGCTGACGCCAATCGAACTGAGGTGTGGCATAGATTAACCAGGCATACGTCTCAGCTTGCGCCTGAATTCTCATTGGTGATACGTACCCTTGAGCGCGCTCATGATATCTTGATGAATATTATGCTGTTCATCCCGAATAGCTTTCTCAATCGCATTCTTCATAAAGTTCTTGGGTTTAAGTCCGGGGTGTTTCCATCTTTGTTCGCGCCAAACCCGGCCCTTATGGGGAATATCAACAAAGCCCGGAGTACCCACATGACTGCCCTTACGGAAATGCGGACCGTCACCTTGCTTACAAGCCATTCCTATCGTCCGGCCCTCTACCCACTTCATCAGGAACGGCCGGATACCTTTCTCCTGGAACATCAAGTACTTGACGCTGGTTCGAATCCCCACCTGTCCCTCGGCAGAGAAAACAGACAACCCCGTATGTGACTTCCAGCCGAGACCGGCCATGCTCTGTCTGGCGTTCTGGACTGCTTTTTCGGAAATCCGTTGAGCCGCGTCTTTTGGTAACGGTATACGCATCAAACCAGCTCCGCCGTGCCGCTCTGAGGAGCAGCGAAGTTAATAACGACCTGCGTAATCGATGGATAGTCAACGTCAGCGTCTACTTCTTCTCCGCCAACAATGATCGTGACCTGGGGGAGATGACCCAAGGTGTGAGTAATCGTCCAGGTGGTAGAGGGGGCTTCTTGGGTAAAAGTGAAAGACTGGTCGAAATTGCCCGGGGTAGCACCGGTGACCACCCCGGAAGTATTGGAGACGGGATAGAAAACGACTTTGGTATCTGGCTCGACCGTTGCAGTCGGGACCGGGGTGCCCTGAATCTGTGCGGCCGGGAACGACACACCCTGAATCGGGTAGAGCTGAATCCCCGAAGACCGGGGCGGGAACCAGGAACACTGGGCCTTCTGGCCGATCACATCCTCCCAGGTCTGCCCGAACCGGTTACCGGTGCGCAAGCTGTTGCGGGTGACGGCGTCCACGCTGTAGAACTCGGGTTCACTCAACGCGATATGGGTGATTGGATCCCAATTCTTAACCCGGGCGATGACGTCGTGCTCCATGAGCATCGGGAATGGTTCGCACTGAACTTCGCGGGTGTCGGGTGCCATTACGCCCCGCTGGCCGAGCTGTTCAGAGACGACATGGTCGGAGAAGACACACCATGCCCTCCGGGCGTCTTTCACCCCGCCGGTCTGGGTCTTGTCGTCGTAAAGATTTGTCCCGTAGCAGACCGGGCAGAGGTTCTCGCCATCGTTGTAAGCGTCCCAAGAACATCTAGGACACTTACCCACGTGCCGGTCAATCTCGGGGTGGAAAAGCTGCAGTAAGACAGCTTCCTCGCCGTGGTACATCAGAGCGTCGCGCACCTGGGTGCGCGCGTAATTGATCGAGTAGTCTTCTACAAGTTTGATGACTGCCAAGGGGGTTCCCTCCCTTCATCTATTGAGGTTGGGAGGGGTTAGAGCTACAGGAAGACGGCAGGATCGCAGGATCGTCCAGGAAGGCTTCGGTCAGACGGGATCGAGAGGATCGCCCATTTCCAGCTCGCGGTAAAACCGATCAGAGATCTCTTTTTTGTCGCCCTCGTGAGATCTGATGTAGTTTCTGGCCTTGTCGCAAGACCGACATTTCCTGTAGCCCTGCCTCAGGAAGTAGGGGTCAAGGTTGGGTTCTTGGAGAGCATGGCCAAGAGGGCAGTGTGTTTTGGCCGAACTGTGATGCTGACCCGCCTTAACACGATCTTGCTGCGCCTCTTGCTTGGTCCTGCGATAGGGATTTTGGGTGCCATTGACTATTTCTTCATAACAAGCGTCTGAAACTTCCTGAGCGTCTAAATCTTTTTGATGTCTCAATATCAGATAAGTCTCGTAACAAGCAAGGCACTCTTGCCACTCTGCTTTGCGCTTGCGAAGATTTGGCTTTTCGAGTAAGTGTCCACGAGAGCAGTGTGTTTTTGGTTCTTTGAGTTTCTTTTGGCCACGCGCAGCCCAAGTTGATGTTCCCTTTTTCGTAGGTATTGTTCGGTGACGCACATCAGATATCCAACTAGCAGGCAGATCAATGTTCCAGAGTTCAGGGTCTTCAATAAATGCCAGTCGATCAGAGTCCCACAAAATCAGGCAATCGTACCCGATACCTTTCCATTGGGCTCGCACATAGTCTTCTTTTCCCCACTCCTCTTCGTGCCAGCAGAATCCAAAATATTCAACGACAGATCGCTTCTCGTCATTGATGTAGTCGGGGTTATGGTTGGTACCGTCGGGCCACCTCTTCCATGAGGTGCCGTCGCCGCAGTGTCGATAGCCATATCTGGCAAGAGTCGGGACCAATGACAACTCTTCTTGAGAGGGCCTGATGGTGCCATTTCCAAGACGCTTGCGGAGATGATCTTCGGTTTGCTTGTGGCCACGGAGCTTGAGTAGGGGCTTACCCTTCTTGGCCTCGGATATCTTTCGCTTCTGCTCCTCAGAGGTGGGTGGCCGAGTGTAGTACTTCTTTTCACACTCGTCGGAGCAGTACTTGCGGCGAGAACCAGGATTATCACGCCCGCTACCTGAGTAGCGGGGGAAGACGGTGCCGCACGGGCACTTGGTCGTTTTACGCTTCTCCCGAGGCATCTTGTTGGCTTGTGGATCCGACAGTCGACACCCATCGGAGCAGTACCTCTTCGGGCTGCTCCGCTTTATCTTGGTCTGACAATCCGGAGCTTTGCACTCCTTGAACCGGCACTCATCACACAGCTTGGTTAAGTGGTGGCCAAGATACGTTTTCTTACAGTCTTTGCAGATCAGGATTTTTGGCTTTTGGATGCCCGAATTTGGCGGGTCTGTTGTAGTCATTCCTGCACCCTACCATGTTCTGGGGTAGGCAGGCAATCCCCCTCTATCTCATGGGGAAATCATCTAAAGTGCAGATGGGAAGCCTGATCCATGTGAAGTAGCTCCCCAGCTAATACTTGGGGCAGAGGGGTAAAATCTCCATGACCTCACTTGCGAGGCGTACGTACCTGCCTGGAATATCCCCAGTGCATTGCCTCCGTAAATTCCCCCACCCACCAACAAAGCACCCCTACCGAGCTGCAGGAGCTTGCGCTTGGCCATCTTGACGTAAGTGAGATACTCCGGCCATTCCTGGGTGAAGATGGTGTTCCACCGCTGCGCATAGTCGCGCCGGTCGGTGAAGGTGACGTTGGTGCCTTGGAACAGTGGGATCTCCGTGTAGGAGGCCACTAGATGTCGGATCACCTCCAAGTAGGTTCCCAATACAAGCAGCCCCTCGAAGTGGGCGGGGACCTGATCGGTATCGGGACCGATACCCCAGTGGGTGACCGGGAACCCGATGTAGTTGGTGCGGGTGACTGCTCTCTTCTCGCACTGGGCCAGGCGTTCGTAGTCGTAATGGCTCTGGAAGGGCTCGATCAGGTTGGGGCCGCCGTCGGTGGAATCGAAGAGGTCTCCTAACATCCAGGTGACCTGTTCGATGATGCTTTTCTCCTGATCGCGCAGGCTTTCGTAGAGTGGCATTTGGTTGAGTACTTGCGCAAAATCCATAAAAGTGAACGGAACCGAATTGATTGTGTAGGTCCAGATCATGGTGAGGACGCCGCGGTATGCAGTGTTAGGCGGGCCGATTTCGTAAAAATAATGGCCGGTGTCAGTTTTTGTAATTGAGCTGGATCCAACGTTGACGATTTGGTTTCCCGGTGGGGTGGGTGGGAATTCTACCGTGACGTCGTCGAAATAAACTTTGAGGTTCAGGCTGTTTGCATCAGGATCGATATAAGAGGCACCATTGGTGATGGCAACGGCCGTGTAGCCCACCGAATTCTGTGCAATAAACTTTCTGACCAGAGCCTGGTCTTTGATCTTCGGACTGAAAATGCCTTGCCCACTGGGCTCGACGGTAGTCATCAGTAGCCCACCGTCTTTTCTACATAGTTGGGCATGAGCGCGCGCGGAGCCTCCGGCTCGTGCGCCAGTATGTGGCGGGTGAAGGAAAGTCCTATTTCGGTAGTGACCCCAGGATCAATCTTGTAATCGGGGTTGTCGGCACGGAATCGCTCCAATAACGCCGAAGCCACCCCTTTACGCTGGTAATCGGGGCGAACACCCATCTGTCGGATAGAGACACATCCGGGCTGTGGAAAGTCCCTGATGTACTGCAATGTCCCGATCACCGGCTGTGACTCGAGACTGATGTCGTAGGCGCTGTAAAGGTTCCCGTTCCTGCGGTCCTCGACATGGCGTATCTCGACCCAATCACTGACATCGGCGGCACGTACCCAAAAATCGCGTCCCTCCTTGACGGTCGGGACTTTTCTTATCTGATCGACGGTAGTCATTTACGGTCCGATGAAATCTAATTCGATCCAGCATGTCTGGACATTAGGGGAGACTGCGCTCCACCACAGCCAACAGTTCGTTGGGGCGTTATGTTGCCCGAATACCCGCACCACATCACCCTGTGCGAAGTGGTAAGAAAAGAACACCTCATTCGTCTGGGGGAATCCAGGAAAGAATCCATTGCCCCGCATGAAGCTCACGCTCTTGCGACCGATATCCACGCCATTGACAGCGATACCCACCGCAGACTGATCGAATTGGTTGAAAGCTGGGTCCCAGGGGATGGAGACGTGGACACTATAGTGCCCGGACTCCTGGATGGTGATGTCTGTCTGGCTGACACCGAAGTTTGTGAAGGGGGCGGCATGCCAGTCCCAGATGCTGGTGTCGAAACCGATTGCATTGCCCTTCGGGCCATGCAGTACCACCTGCCTGAAGTGAGCCTCTGCACGAATATGCGGGAAACTTCCCCCTATGAGCTGCCAGATCGGGACGGTGCCGTAGATGGAGACGGTAGTAGTCAGGTTGTCGGCGATGCCGACAGAGGTCAAGCTGTTGGGGACGAGCTGAGAACTGGACCCGGCCTGGGCGGTCATGCCGATGGCCCAGCCGCGATAGGAGGAGCCGACATTGACTACGTTCTGGTAGTCATTGACCGCCAGCACCTGGTGGCTCCCCGAGTAGAGGATGTAGGTGCTGCCGATCGCCTTGGCCGTCCAGACGGTGTGGGGGTTGTCGGTGTCGGCCTTCGCCGAACCCAGTATGGCCTCGCCGGACGGG